TTATATAAGTATTTTAATCCAATCTTTACCCCGATCATCATGATATCGAGCCGTTTGATTCGGTGACTTATGACCTAGCAACTTCTGAGTATCTATCCCTTGAATCTCATATAGTCTTTCCGCTAACGAGCGTTGTTCATGGAAAGTAGCTGGCGTGCCATCCCCCCAATTTATGTCTGATTTATCACGAGCCTTACTGAAGTTCATTGTTATTGTGTTCGACTTTACCTGGGCACCTCGTTCTGCCATTGAGGTTGCCCGAAAGAAGTGGATTAGGTATGGACTCACTGCATAGTCACGGCAACGTGCAACTACATCCCTCAAACTCCAGTCAATCGCGTTAAGCCTTAGGGATAGAGGGAGCGCTAGCTTGCTCCCTGTTTTCTCCTGAACGACATGCAGATGGTCATCCCAAATATCGCAAAACTTCATGTTGGAAATATCCCCAAGGCGTTGACCTGTAACGAGCGCCAATAGCATTGCATTGCCCATGTATTGATGGCGGGCATCAGCTATCGCGAAAATCTTTTGCCATTCGTCGAGGTTTAGACGTTGTCGGGTAACTCGCCGGCGCGGTTGTTTTGTCGCAAGAGCCGGGTTATAACCCGGCGGTACCTCGCCATAATGCTGGGCTTCCTTGAATACATCGATCAAAACAGAGCGGATTACCTGGGCCATCCTCGGTTGACCTTCTGCAACATAGGACTCCAGTATCTGGGCAACATCCCGAACATCGACGGATGAAATCAATTTCATTCCCACGCTCTCACGAAGTAGGGCTACTGGTTTAGCCTTTTGTTTATGAGTGTTCGGCTTGATATCACCATTCTCCAGTCTTTCATCCTGAATTTTCCAATAACGATCTAACCACGTATTTGTTGTTATCGCCTTTCCTTTGCTGGTGGCGATCTTGTCACTGAGAGCCAAAACCTGCCTGGTGCGCTGTTCAGCTAGTCGCTCATTAGCTTCGATTGCTATTGCTGTTGCTTCAGCCTCGTTAGTTCCGAGGCTGTGAAATTTACCAGTAACAGGATGCTTATAACGCCAGTAGATTTTATTTACCTTCCGACTGTATAGCGGATAGAGATTAGGTATCTTGACGTTGTTTTTACGTGGTCGAGCAGCCATCAGACAGTATCCTTTGAAGCATAGGAGAATCAGATTTTTTAATAACGGGCTGGGTTAAATTACCTGTAATCTCGGCATCTTCTCTTACCCGCCAGTATCTTCCTTCTTTGGTGGCCGGGGGAGTGAACATGCTCTCTTTGGCGTATCGGCGTAAAGTATTCAGACTTGGAGGATTACTCCGGTATTTTTCCGCAGCCCATTCTTCTAAAGTCAGCATTTGAAGCATGTGATTTACCTCATAATGGCCCATATCAGGGCCATTTTCTGATATTAAAAAATCAGTGTTCAGTCAGACGCTGCCAGATTGCTGACACGTATTTGACCTGATGAAGAGCATCCGAAATAGCCTTGTGAGGTTCTCCCTCAAATGGGATCTCATAGCGAGGCTTGCAGCCAACGGCTTTACCCAACTCGACAATGGTTCTTACATCCCGGTTATTCCAGAATTTCCATGGGCAGGGGATCCCCGTACGGTCATAAGATGCCTCAAGCAGGACATTGTCATAAGTGGCACCATTACCCCAGACCTGAACAGAATCAGGGCCGTTAACCGCATTCTCGCCTATAAACTCATTTAGCTGCAGTAATGCATCATCGAGCGGAATAGCGTCATCCATTACCAACTCAGAGCGCGCTTCGGGCGAAGCTTTTAGCCAGAAGATAATGGTAGATGCATCCGGAACTCCGCCGCTGGCCATGGCTGATTCCAGGCTAATAACTTTGTAAAATTCCGATCCGGTATTACCTGTAGATGGATCAAAGAACACGGCCCCGATAGATACGACTGGTGAATCAGCTTTTTTACCAAAAGCTTCAATGTCGATCATAAGGTGTGTATAGAGCATTTCAGGGTCGGTATAATTATGATGACCGGAATCATTATTTATGGCAGTTGTGCTGCTATAAGTCTCAGTAGTGCTTGCGCCTGAGATAGTTTCTTCCGTGCCTTCTGATAACGCAGCACCGTCCGGGGTTTCATCATTGCCAGTTTCTTCCATCTGCACATTATCAACGTACTCCGCCGCGGTATTTTGTTGGACATTTACAGCGTTGCTGGTGGCCAGCCCTTCAATAGAAAAAAGACCATTACCAACTTTTTCGAGAACCGGCAGCGTGCCGCCGTCGACTTGCGCACCTTCATTCTGGCCGCCAGTTTCAAAAGCAGAATCAGTCACTATCTCGTTTGTCCAGCTCACCTCCGGGTTATGGCGTGCCGCAACAAGAGTTTCGTCTGATGGTGCAGAATGATCGCTTTCAGTCAGGTTCGCGTTAATGAATCCGCTGAGACGTGCCGGATACAGATAATGTTCTGGGTGAGCGCTACGGATAAGTGCAAAGATAGCCGCACGCGAGTAATCCAAAACTCCCGGGGTTGCACGAAGGGCTTTAGACCATTCCTTGAACGGACTTTCTTTCTTACTAACAATCTCTTTAGCCCGACGGAAAACACCACCAGGGATATCGTAAATGTTGAAATCCATTGGTAACGTGGCCAGCGCAATCTCTAAATCGAGAGTGTCGAGATCATGTTTAAGGTCAGGGTTTCTGTCGGTCTTGTTGCCTCCGCCAGCATTCGTACCGCTTTCAGTACGCTGTATTTCTGCAACGCGATTGCCTTTGGCCCATTCTTTTACCAGCAGGCCGCGGTCAATGTAATCAGTCGCCGCCCAGATTCTGGTGAATCGGAGAACCAAAGCGAGTTCGTGACGCTTTTCCTGGCTGAACACTTTGCGAATGGCGTCGGTATAGCGCCACAGGTCTTTGGTGTCGTAACCCTTAACCTGTTCGCAGTTTTCTGCCGCCAGCAGCAGGTTCTGGACATAACTATTGTCAGTGTCCATCTCCAGCTCGCCGATAACTTCGTATTCATCGCGTGTAATGTGGTGGCGCAGTTCGTCGGCGGTGAACTGGGCGAGTACCTGCTTGCGGAAGGGCATGCGAACGACTGGATAACGTGTGGTTTCGTCATCATTCTCGTCAATCTGGATACCGTTATCAGGTTTGAGATCATGACCAGTTGTAACGTCGGCGTCGCTGGTGCTTTCTGATTTGAGAAGAGCAAGCTTTCCGCTTCTCCACTCTTCAACTAACTGATTGCGGTCGCCGGCATCTGCTCTCGCCCAGTCAGCCATGAATGCAGCGATATTTTCAGTTTCGTGAACTTCATCTGGCGCGAATACCTGCTTAATCGCCTGAACGAGTTTCCACTCAGCGTTCAGGCTGAGTACGGTAACTTCAGGGATGTCGTTCTTCGCCAGCAGCAGGTTCTGAAGATAGGTGTTGCCTTCATCCAGTGACATTTCGCTGGCAGCCAGCTGCTGCTCTTTTGTGATGTGTGATTGATACTTGTCGCTGGTCAGGTGAACGGCAAAACGTACTGCTGGAGTGCGGTTTTCAAGCGGGACACTCTCGACGGTGGTTTCAACTGTAGTGGTCGTTTCCGGAGCGGCAGTGTTGTTGTCCACGGCTCCAGTAGACTCAGCACCAGCCTTTGGCAGCCAGGTGCGTCCATCGTTCTGGAGTTCGTAGCGTTTGCACCAGGTGTAATCCACTGTGCATTCTTCCGGCAGGTCGTTGTAAACAGGGAAATCGGTACGGAAAGGCTTGCTATAATCCTTGCCCCGGCCGGTTTCAATGCCAGCATCTTCCAGCTCTACATCCAGCTGCAAATTGGCTCGTGCTTCTGATTTAGCCGTGAACCAGATAACGGCATCTTCTTTGCCGGATTTCTGTGTTGCCTTGATTAAATGAAAGAATTCCATATCGGGTCCTTAATTTTGGTTGTAAGATACCCGCAGCTAGTGATTGCCGCCTTGGGTAGTGGTCATTGGTCAAAACTCGATTCCGGAAAGCTTTGGTCGGCTGACCGGGTACTTAACCCGCCTTGCGCGGGTTTTGTGCTTTATGAAGCGCTGGGATCGCCTTTTTGAGCGAGGGCGTAGCAAATGCGGCGGACTAACACCCAAAAATAGGGCAGATGTACGGCCTGGCACCGTGCTGGTTTTCTAGCGAAATCGGTCATAGTTGATCTTCTCCTGTTAATGCCTGCCTTTTAACCACCTCAGTCTCGGTGGTATGTTGAAATCTGAAATCAGCCTGCAAGGACATAAAAATGGCAACCCGTCCAATAAGTGTTTATTGGTTTAAAAACCGCGACCAATATGATTCCTGCATAGAGTTACTGACAGATTCGTGGGTTCTACCTGACGATTACCGGGATTGGCTTATCCGTTTCAATCAGATGATTGATCGTTATGAACGCAGCGGTATCGAGGTTATCAAAGTAGAGATAGAGCCCAACGAATTCACCAACTGGTGCCTCGCCAACGGGTGTGAAATAAGCACCAAAAGCTGCAACGACTTCGCTGTTTTCCATGGCGGAAGCCAGTCGCTCCGCTACAGAGATTCTGATGGGGGATATGAGTAAACAAGCTCGCCCTTCAATTCTGAATATTTCGATATGCATTATTTCCTACCTTGATAGTTAACCCCTACGTCGGGTGAACTAGGGGTGTTAACTCATTTCGCCTTATCGCCGGCTAGCGGAACGTTAAACCTGCTGCGCGATTGTCTTGCCATCTCATCCGGTGTTTCTTATGCCGCCGGCAGCTACTTCGTGGGCGTCCTGCCTCGATGACTCGTTGCGATAGAGATATTATTATCAATGCAATCGATATGTGTCAAATTAAATCGATAGCTGGGGGCGAGAAAAACCTAGGGTCATTGATGACCCGAGCACAAGAGGGTGAATTAAAAGAAAGGCTATTTGGTTGGCGGGATCAGATTACGTTTCTGCAGATAAGTCTTTGCAAAATTATCGAGCTCTTCAAGTCTAAGGTCTATTATCTTGATAATTCGTTCTTTTTCATCATCTGTTGGCAATTGTTCGAATGCTTCCAGAAGTCTTTCTTGAAGTTCTGTTGACGGATTAACTTTTGGTTTTGGTGCCCAAGGATCGTGCTCTTCGAGGGTCTCACCATCCTCCATAAAGAACCATGAGAGTGGATACCCAGTCGCAGCGGGAAGAAGATTCAGTATTTCAGATCTGGGTAAAATGTCAGAATTGCACCAGCCATTAACAGATTGAGCCTTGACTCCCAGTCTGCGTGCCAGCTCAGATTGTGATATTTCGAGATCTTTTATCGCCTTTTGCAATCTCTTACCGAAGTTCATCTCTTCATCCAATTCATCTAGTTATTAGCAATTATACAGATTTTTTCTGTAGCTCTTACTATCGAAATAATTTGACGATATCGATTTAATTTGTTTTATTGTCACTCATCGTTAACTACTGGGAACAACTGATGAAGACATCAATTCAAAAAAAGCTCTTATCGATTTGCAGTCAGGCTGAGCTAGGACGCCGGATGAAAAGGAGAGCCCAAACTGTAAACGGCTGGTTTAAAAACAAAATTCCCGGAGAGCTGGTGCTCAAAGTGAGTAAGGCCGTCGATTGGCAAGTTACTCCTAATGAATTACGTCCTGATCTTTATCCCAATCCAAAAGATGGTTTACCTCAGAAGGAGGCTTAATCATGCAGTCAGCTACATATCAACATCATAACCAACGCTTGGCCGGACCGCTGAAAACTCAAAATCAATTTATGGCGCATCGGCGAGATAGCTTTAAGCACCGTTCAATACAGGTTGCAGTTCGGGAGTGGGAATCCACTTTGCCCGGCCAGGCGCAGGAAAAAATCGCTCTGCTGGTGGCAGAGCAGTGGACGAAGGAAGGGGGCCGCGGTATCGCGGTCAACAAGCAGAATTTATTCCGGTATCTGAAAAATGAAGGTAGTTCGGAAAAATACACCGCTTACATCATGCAAATGTCGGGGGCAATCGTCGCCGCTATGCCCATTGAGATCGCCAGAAAGTATGGCCTCAGTAATGCCAGAACGGAAGCCGAACTGGTGGCGAGCGCTATCAAAGAATGCAGTGAGGCACATCAGGCGAAGTTGCTGGGCGCACCGCTGCAAAAGCTTGAGAAGGAGATCCGCGAAGCGGCAATCGCTTTATTCAACATGTTACCTGCTGACGCGGCGGGACCACTACTGGCGAGTATTAGCGCCGTAGCGCCGCAATTTTTTTAATCGAGTTTTGACCTATGAATTCAACCCGGAGGCTTCATGAGCATTGATGCAATGCGGTGGGCCAAGAAAGTTAAGACCGGAAAATCCTCCAGTAAGGCGATCCTGACCTGGCTGGCTGATATGTGCGGCGCTGACTTGTGCGCTTACCCATCCGTCGCTGCGCTTGCAGAGGCTACTGAGATGGATAGAAAGACGGTGCTTGCAGGCTTACAGCATCTGCAGGAAATCGGCTTGGTAGTCGACACAGGTGAACGGCGTGGCAGGACAAAGCAAATTCCTGTGTACAAGCTGGTCGGTGTTGAGGAAAGCATCTCCGATGCCGAACAGACCCAAAACCGGAACTCTTTAAATAATCCCAAAAACGGGACGGTTAAATGGAACCGTTCCGAAAACGGAACTGTTAATACAAACAGTGCCATTAAGGGGACTGTTTTATGTGATAAGGGTACCAAAAAAGGGATTGCTAACAGTTCGGATTTTAATCAAAGAGTACCGTTTTTCCCTCTAAACAGTCCCAAAAACGGGACACGGAATCTACCAAGGAACCATAAAGATCTAAACCCCACACATAGAAAACTGGTCGAACCAGTTATTCCTGATTATCCGAATCAACCAGGTATAGGAATTGGGCAACATCAGCCATTCGGCAAATTCAGGATGTTTGAAGACTGGAAGCCAACAACCAACTTTGCACGACAGGCAAACCTGTGGGGCATGCCGATCAAGGCGGGCATAAATATTGAAGCCGAGCTGAGCAGCTTCATCGCTTACTGGCAAGCCGAAGGGAAAGTGTTTCATCAAGTTCAGTGGGAGCAGAAGCTCGCTCGCCACCTGGAACGCGCAAAGGTTCTGAAAACACCAGAAATGGGAGGTACCGAGAATGCAACAATTCGACCACAGCCAGCAGCATCCCGGGCTGTTCAACAGATACAGTCAGCACACGCAGAGTGGCGACGCCGGAACGGACTTGATGGCGACGGAGACAGCGTGGCGGTTATGGCAGGTGATGGGGGAAATTTTCTCGAACCGCTGGACGCAGAAGAATGGGGCAGAACCCACGGCCCTTTGGATAGCTCAGATAGGTTCGATGAATGATGCACAGATCAAACTGGTCTGTCAGCAATGTATGGAACGTTGCGCAGTTGGGAATACCTGGCCTCCGGATCTCGCTGAGTTTGTGTCGCTGGTCTCCGAAAGCGGAGCTAATCCGTTCGGTCTGACATCTGACCGAGTGATGACTGAGTATCGCCGATGGCGTAACGAGTCTTACCGTTATTCTGGCAGCGACAAATATCCGTGGCCGCAGCCGGTGCTGTATCACATCTGCATCGAAATGCGCAGAACTGGTGTTGAGCGTCAGATGACCGAGGGGGAACTTAAAAAAGTGTCAGAGAAGTTATTAACCAAATGGACGAAGCACGTAAGCAACGGGCTTTCAGTTCCACCAATCCGTCGACAGCTAACTGCACCGCAGCATCCGGCAGGACCAACTCCGGCACAGCTGCTGATGGAAGAATACCAACGCCGCAAAGCGGCAGGTTTAACGAACTAATCGAGTATTGACCAATGACCAAAGCATTAACACAAAAAGAGAAGGTGGCGGTATTTGTGCGCTATCAACCGAACTGCACCGTTGGCGATGTTTCCGAAGCGCTGGACTTGGCTGGCGGCACAGCCGGCAGGTTGCTGCGTGAGCTCAGTGATGAAGGCGTGATCATTCGATCACGTGATAGCGTTCAGTACACATACAGGGCGTTACCACACGCGGATATTCCAGACGTTATCATCCCGTGCATGGTGGAAAAAAGTGATCCAGTAAGGATGCAGACTGCTGAGCAGAAAGCGAAGGCACTTGAGGATAAGGGGCTATGGCGAAGAGCTGCTGCGGTGTATTCAGAAATGTTTGGCATAGCTGGTAGTGCTGTTGAGGTGTCCCGTATCGCCAAGCGTCGTAAAGACTGCCTGCACCAGGCGCGGAGGGCGTAACCGATGCCGAGACCAAAAACAAAGATTGAGCGCGCTCAAATCATTTCCAGGATTATTGAGTTGGTGAAAGAGCATGGCTGTATCACGACGAAAGGAGTCGTTGCGATGTTCGATCTCCATCGTACCACAGCCGAGAAATATATCCGAATTGCAGTATTGCGTGGTGATCTTATCCGTTACGGCCGTTGCGGCATTTTCCGCGATCAGCGCGCAATTATCGACTTTGACCTGAAGCGTTTTTCGAACAATAAGACGGTAGTATAAGCAATTTACTACTTCTCAAATGCAACAAAGATACCGAGGGCGGGTGGACTGATGGAGAGGTGTACCCAGCCCGTGTTGTTACTGGTGGTTTTGTTCTGGTCGGTGATGACGAAGAACTGGACGGCGAAGGGGGGGCCACGCTGATAGAATACCGTGAAGATGGTTCAGTGCTTTATCAGGTTGGCGGCATTGATGGCTCGGTCTGCATAAGCCAATGGGCACGGTCGTCGCCGGTGGCGGCAAGTTCGGGTTGGTTGCAGCGAATCTGGTGTAGCACTGTGGCGGGAATTATCAGGGTGCCGGGGTGGGTAATGGACGAGCCCATGCATTCAGTGACAACGGTCAATCACAATGCAGTTGTCGCGGCCCACCTGATGGCCAATAACACTGGTCATCAGGTCGGGGAAGTGCGGCAGCATACGCATACCATCACCACGGGAAATCAACATGCCGCGGTTACGTCTCACCTGGTGAAGCTTCGCGGCACCTGTTAGGACGGGCAGAGCACCGACGAGCCAATACCTACTATTACTGCCGGCGGCACGCACGTGGGAGAAGTGAAAACCCTGCTTTCCGTCGACGGGTTCGACGAGTTGCGCGCGCAGCAGGCGCTGGAGTTCCTGCGTGAATACTCAGGCCCGGACAGCACTGGCCTGGTGACCATCGAAGGCGTGGTTCACCGTATCGTTGATATTGGCATGAGGATACTGCAGCCACTTGAGTTTTATCGGGCGCAGAGCTTCCTTGAATGGTACATCCTCGACAGAGACTACCACGGCGTGAAGTATGCGAAGGATAAGCAGGTAGCCCGCTGCGGAAATGCGGTACAGCCACCTTTTGCGGAGGCGTTGGTTCGGGCCAACCGGCATGAATTATTTTGTAAGAAAGAGATTGTCGCCTAACTAGAAAAAAACCGGCACTTGGCCGGTTTTTTTGCTGGTATCAGAGGTTATGCTGATTCTTCTTCTCTGATACGATTGATCGCACTTTTAAGACGCTGTTTGGATGCATCGTCCCAATCTTGGGTTTTCTTACCGATTGGAGCACATGGGGATATGTTGCCATTCACCAACATTTGACGAACGTCCGCAACTTCCTGAGCGCTGATCGAAACGTGTTGTACATGCGGATTCTTGGTATCCATAATAAGCCCCCTCATCAATAGAGCTTGGTTAACTTCTGCAATGGTAGTCACTGATGTTTCTAAATTGGTTTTGTTGCTGGTAAAGTCGACAAACCTTACCTCTCCACCAGTGTACGGATCTAACTCTTTGGCTTCACCAATGGCTGTTCGAGCACAATGTGAAGATAACCAGTTTTGTGCTGCAACGCCGCCTCCCGAACCTGAAAATACAGCTTGTAACTCACGGGTTTGAGTGCAGGTAGCCGCAATAACATTGCCTTTGTCAAAAATCACTTCGTTAGTAGACTTTTTGACGATATGCAATACAACCGATTGTCCTGTAGGTAAAACAACTGGCGGTTCCTGGTCCGATAAATCACCCGACCACCAGATTTTCCATTGTTCGATTAAGTGGCCATTTCCAGCTAAGGTCATGACAAAATCATTTCTATCAGCAATCTTGCCGAAACCTGTATCGTCGATATATAAGACATGTCCAGGATAACCATGATCTGTCAGGTCACAAGACCAACGTGAGTCACTGGCTATCAAACGACTGATACGGTCATAAACTGTTGTAGTCATTGTAGACCATCTGAGTTCGTCAAAGTTCGTAAATATTACGTGAAGTGTAAATATTTGCTAATCGATCTTTCTTATCGGTAAAGATGCTTTTTATCTTTAATTTTTCTTTACAAAACTACCTTTGGCTTCTTTTGGCATGTTTAAAGCTAATTAAACCAATACGATATGAATGCTTTTTTAACATTTCGTGCTGCTAAGAAGTTGAAACTCAATACCCGGAAGTGTACTGTATAAATATACAGTTAAGGCAGCGGAGGAATTTATGAAAGTTGAATTAACCATTGATCGTACTAAAGAACTTCCTAAGGGTGAGGTTCCTGCACTGGAAAAAGAACTATTAAAACGGCTCCAGAATCAGCTCGATGAGTGCAGCCTGGCCATACGCCGTGCAAGCTCCGATGGGTTAAGTGTTTTCGGTGGTGAGAAAGAAGCTAAGAAGCAGGTTGAGGATAACTTCCAGCAGACCTGGGAAAGCGCAGACGACTGGTTTTATTGATACAGCATGCAGAAATTTTCCAGTTTGGAGGGGAGATTTGTGAAACAAAAAGAAGAATTACCAAACAAGGGCTATGCGGTCATCAGATGCAACGATGGGGTTATCGTTGCGCGACTGCACTCATTTCCTGACAGTGGTCGCGCGCTCATGTACAGACGCGGCGATGAGGTATCATTTATGCCGTTACAGGATGACGAGATAGTAGGAACGCCGACACTCTTTACGCAGATGCTTGAGCGGGCTGGTTATCGCGTTTCCAGGATTTCTGTTACACTCCCGTCATAGGCCTGAACACCCTATACCTGCTGCGCCACTGGAGATATACCATGGCGCAAACACCAAACCAGAATAAATCCTTACTGACCCCTCAAAGGGCCAGAGATTTTCTTTTGATGTCACTCCTGCAGGAGGCGGCATGAAGAAAGGCTGGTTCACTCACACCGGACTGACAACCGAAGAAGCCAATGAGTTGGTGGCGCGCTATAAGTCCAAAGGGGTTCCCGTCGAGAAAAGCCTCGATATTGACCCTCGTCTTTGGATCGTCAGCGTATTATTACCGCATCAAAAATCCTCACCCAAGACAACGCAAAGCATGCGTTCCCGGGCATGGGGGTGATCGTGACAGTCTACAACATCCTCCCGATGGGTAAGCCACGCATGACGCGTGCCGACATATGGAAGAAACGCCCTGAAGTTATGCGTTACCGGTCCTTTTGTGATCACGTCCGGCTCCTGGGCATTTGCATACCTGAATCAAATTCACACGTTACCTTCGTTCTTCCAATGCCGAAGAGTTGGAGCAAAAAGAAGCGCGCAGAGATGAACGGTCAGCCCCATCAGGGTAAGCCCGATCTTGATAACCTAATGAAGTCTCTAATGGATGCGCTCTTCGAAGACGACACGCATATCTGGGATTCAAGGATAACAAAGCTCTGGGGTGAGAACGGGCAAATTATTATCAGGGAGAGCGAGTGATGCGTGCACTTCTTCAACCTGTGATTGCGCGGGAGCTGGGTGTCGTACTGTTGAAGCCAGGAAGAGAGCTGATGGAGTTGTTCACAGCAGGAAGAGTGCTGATCGAGCGTCAGCCAGAAAGTATGGACGGGTATCAAACTGGTCGTGTTTCGGATGTGCGGCAGCCACTGGCTGAAAACGAGCAGCTGCGAAGGTTCTTATTGAATGAAAAGGTTCTGACTGCAGCTGGTGGTATAAGCGGGCTTGATTATTGGTTGCTGAAGTACGGCGCCGGAAATTGCCAGTACGCTCACAGTGATTATCACTATCACGAATTAACCATCATGCACCATGAGCCGGGATCCATCCTTCTTTGTGGCTATTGCGATAACCAGCTTCGAGAGAAGTGTACCGATGAACTAGCAGAACTGGCACGGAGGAACATTATTGCCTTTGTTCTGGATTCAGTTCGTATTTCACTCGCTATTGACAAAAGCCGCGAGATTTCCCTCGCTGAACTCTGCTGGTGGGCTGTTCGTAAAGGGGTTACGGATGCACTTCCAGAATTCTGCGTTCGTGAAGCGCTTCGTTTACCTCAAGAGAGCAGGATTGGTCGTGAAAGCGATATTACGCCTTCAGTACCGGCCACCAGCATCCTTGGGAAATTAGTTTCATCCGCTGACCTGCCTGATGCGCTGACCGAACCTCTGGTGGGGGTGATGGTGGATCCTGCGCCGCCTCGGTCTTTCATGCGTCGCCCAAAGCGTCTGCGCTGGGAAAGTCGCGAATATCTGAATTGGGTGAAAACACAGCCCTGCGAATGCTGCCAACAGCAATCAGACGACCCGCATCACTTAATCGGATGGGGGCAGGGGGGCATGGCAACAAAAGCGCACGACATCTTCTCCATTCCACTTTGCCGAAAACATCATACCGAACTGCATAACGACCGGCTGGCATTCGAGCGCAAATATGGCTCGCAGCTGGAAATGATCATTAGAGTGCTGGACCGGGCCTACGCGCTCGGCGTTCTGGCGTAAGGAGCTATTAGGATGACACCACGTCAACGCCGTAATCATATTGAAGCCCTGGGCAAAGCAGCTTCTGCGCCACGCAAAAGCTGGTTAGGTAAGAGCATGCTCCTGACCAGTATTCAATCCGCATGGATTAAGTCTCTGCTGACAACATGGGGAGACGGGGTAAGCGGTGGAACTGCGCCGCGCTTGCCTCGCGCTCATGCATGCTGGGACGTTCTTAAGGGCGCGAGATGGTCGGACAAGGCATTGTCTCGATTTTCAGCTGCACTGGAACAAGCTCGAGCAGAAGGATTTAGGGGGCCGCAGGCGCTTAATCGCGCTCACGCCATTTTGTGGCCACAGCCCGCCACCAGCATCATTGATGAAGCTATGCACAATGATGACGTTGATTTTGTCGAGCAGTCAGTGCTGCAGGCGCTTGATGTAAATGACCCGGTTTATATCGTCGGTCTGCAGTATTACACCACACGCAAAAAAATCTCAGACATTACTCGGGAGTTACAGTTGATCGCGCCGTGGCTAACGGATTGGGAGGCCAGAAAACGTGTACGCTGGTGCCTGGAGATTTTCAGGGCTAAGGTCTTTTTATCTACGCGGAAACTTCTGGCTGAGCAGAATTGAATTATTGCTCTTTAGCTTTCCGTGCTTAATTTCGATTTTAGCATTGAAAACGAGCCAGGAATTTAGATAATTCATTCATGCTTGGCAGAGCTGCGCCGCGATGGCAGCGAACGTAAGCGACAATTTGAACATAACGAAAGCCCCGCTAGTCGGGGCTTTTGCTTTACGGCGATACGACAGGGGTATTCGCGAGGTGCATTGCATCAATACCCCTGTCATATCGTCGTTTCGATTAATTACATCGTTGGCTTTGTCGGAATCAACGTGCGTGTGAGAAAATCCTTTTTTTTGCTAGAAGGTCACAGCATGCTTGAATGGATCTCTGGATTTGTAACTGGTGTTTTCGAGCATTACAGAGCTATGACGACGATTGTATTCGTTATAGCGATGATGAAATTGGTAGTCCCTCCTTTATTTCTGATCCTTGAAAAAATATCTGACAGATCACATAGAAAAAAACTAATTAAAATATGGACTGACGCTGGTTACAGCGACGAAGAAGCACGACTCTTTGTAGAAGCATCCGAGTCCCACCGAAAAAAACCGAAACCCAGCCTCTTCTCCTTCCTAAAAAAATTACTCCATCGAAAGGTCCGTTAAGGGCCTTTTTTATTGGCTTTAAACGCACTCGCACATAGCGAGGTGAGAGTATGTATCGAATGGACAAAATAACTACTGGCATTTCCTACGGCGCATCGGGAGGTAGTGCCATTTACTGGTTCAGAAGACTTCTTGACGGTTACTCACCCGAACAGTGGGCCGCTATAGGTGTGATCGGTAGTTTACTGTTTGGCTTACTCACCTTTCTTACCAACCTTTATTTCCAAATCAAAGCGGATCGCCGCAAAGCTGCGCGGGGTGAATGATGTCGAACAAAGCAAAGCTCAGCGCAGCAGTGCTGGCGCTAATCGCGTCAGGGGCATCTGCTCCACTCATTTTCGACCAATTCATCAGCGAGAAAGAAGGCAATGCGCTGGTGGCCGTTGTTGATCCGGGTGGGGTCTGGTCTTTATGTCACGGCGTGACCGTTATCGATGGCAGGCGTGTTGTTAAGGGCATGACGGCCACTGAGGAACAATGCCGGAAGGTTAACGCTATTGAACGCGATAAGGCATTAGCTTGGGTTGATCGCAATATCAAAGTGCCTCTGACAGAGCCACAGAAGGTGGGTATCGCATCCTTCTGCCCGTATAACATCGGCCCCGGTAAATGCTTCCCATCGACCTTCTATAAGCGCATCAACGCAGGTGACCGCATCGGTGCATGCGAGGCAACAGGTACTTCGCTGGTGGTTTTCTCTGAGCTTTACCAGCCACGCCGAAACGACAGCGTCGACTACGACGGTAAGAACCTGATCGTTACCCGCTATGACATGTTCAACGGAAAACCCCGCATCCATCTCGAATGAGGAGGCGCTATGTCTGTGAAAGGACTGGAAAGGGCTATTCAGAACCTGAACAGCCTCAGCCGGTTAATCGTTCCTGAGGCAACCGCAAAAGCACTTAACAGGGTGGCCAGCAGAACGATAAGCCAGGGGAGCAAAGCTGTAGCGAAAGAAGCAACAGTTGATGATAACCGGAAAAAGGGGCTTCCGGTTCGTCTGGTCCGCCAGCGTTCCCGTCTGCGCAAGGCCCGTCACGATCGCCCGGTCGCGTCGATAAAAATCAACCGCGGTAATCTTCCTGCGATAAAGCTCGGCACGGCGCGCGTCAGGCTCTCGCGTAAAAAAGGGGCCAGAAACGGAGCGGGCAGCGTCCTTAAAATCGGGCCCTATACCTTTCGTAACGCTTTTATCCAACAGCTTGCGAACGGGCGCTGGCAGGTCATGCGGCGCGTAGGTCAGGCCCGTTATCCGATTGATGTGGTCAAAGTTCCTCTTGAGACATCGCTCACCGTGGCCTTCACCGCTATTTCAAAGCGCCTTATTGAAAGCGATATGCCCAAAGAACTTTCCGCAGCCCTGAAAAACCAACTGAGGATCCACCTGAAGCGATGAACAGACACAGCGCAATTCGTGCAGCCATTCTGGCAAAACTGAAAGCCGAGATCACCGACACGGTCACCTGGTTTGACGGGCGCCCTGTTTTTCTTGAAGAGCAGGATCTCCCTGCCGTGGCTGTATACCTTTCTGACGCGGAGTACACCGGCGATTCGCTTGACGAAGATTCGTGGCAGGCGGTTGTTCACATCGAGGTATTTCTTAAAGCCTCCAGCCCCGACAGCGCGCTTGATTCCTGGATGGAAGAGAAAGTGTATCCGGCAATGGCCTTCATCCCAGGTCTGACCGAACTGGTCGAGACGTTCACCCCGCAGGGTTATGACTATCAGCGGGATGATGAAATGGCCACCTGGGGTTCAGTCGATTTCACGTACTTAATCACCTATTCAATTTAAGAGGTACTTATGCCTACTCCAAACCCGCTGGCCCCTGTGAAAGGTGCCGGTACCACCCTCTGGCTTTACACCGGAACGGGCAACGCTTTCGCTAACCCACTCTCGGATATCGACTGGAACCGCCTGGCGAAAATTAAAGAGCTGACGCCGGGCGAAATGACCGCCGAATCGTATGACGACACTTACCTCGACGACGAGGATGCCGACTGGAACGCGACGGCCCAGGGGGCAAAATCTGCTGGCGATACCTCGTTCACCCTCGCCTGGAAGCCGGGCGAAGAAGGGCAAAAAGACCTGGTCGCATGGTTTATTGATGGCTCAGTACGCTATTACAAAATCAAATACCCGAACGGTACCGTCGACGTTTTCCGCGGCTGGTGCAGCAGCCTGGGTAAAGCCATTCCGGCAAAAGAGGTCATTACCCGTACAGCGAAAATCACCAATACCGGCAAGCCGGAACTGGCAGAAGAAAGCGGTACCCCGAATATCCCCGTGACCGGCGTTACTCTCGATAAAGCCACGGCAAGCGTGGCCGTCGGCGCAACCACAACGCTCAATGTGACGGTTAACCCTGCCAGCGCCTCAGATACCTCGTTCCGCGTGGCAACCTCAGACGGGGCAAAAGCAACGGTTACCGTTAGCGGCAACGCGATCACCGTCACCGGCGTGGCGGCAGGCACCGCTGACGTTATTGTTATGACCAGCGACGGTAATTTCGTTGCGGTCTGCAAAGTCACCGTAACTGCAGCGTAAGGAAGGACGCATGTTTCTGAAAAAAGATAAGTTCACCTGGCAAAAAGAATCACTGACCATCTTCGAGCTGTCGGCGCTGCAGCGTATTGAGTACATCACGTTTATGGCCTCAGAGGAAAAGGCCGTCAGCGCTGACAGCGACGGCATCAGCGATCAGGAAATGACGGCCAGGCTGATTGGCTCAAATATTCGCTGCGGTGCGCGTTTGATTGCGATGTCTTTGTGGCATAACGATCCGGCTGGTACGGATGTGGAGACGCTTTATCAGCAGGTGCTTAGCGGCTGGCCGCCGGAGGCGATCGGTAAAGCAGAAATGGAAATAAAGCTGCTCTCCGGCATGCTCGTTCCGGTTGAGGATGACAACGCTGCCGATCCGGATGCCTCAGCGGAGGCCGAAAGCGCAGAACCCGTTACGGCGGAAAAGCCCTTGCCAGCGAGCTGAAGTTTGTCCTGAATCTGGCGCGCGAGTTCGGGCGACCCGACTGGCGCGCCATGCTGGCTGGAATGACTTCCACTGAGCTGGGCGACTGGCACCAGTTCTACCGGGAGCATTATTTTCAGGACGCGCAGCTCGATGCGCATTTCTCAGAGCTGCTTTATTCCATCTCCACTCTTTTCTTCCGCGACCCGGAACTTACCCCCGCACATTTCAGCCTGCTTTCTCCTTCCGGTATCGTCATCAGCGATGACGAGCCGGATGATGATGCGCTGATGGCCGCAGCTGAGGGGATAACAGGAGGTATCCGATATGGCCCAGCAGATTAGCGATCTGGTCATCAACCTTGACGTCGACAGCGCCACGTTTAGTGAGCAGGTTGCCCGCATAAAGGGCCAGCTAACCGGGATGGCTGAGGACTCTGAAAAAGTCCAGACGCGAATGCAGCGCGCTTCAGAGCGGCAGGCGGCTGCGTTTAAAACCGTGGGCGACGCTGGCGCGGCGGCTGCCGCAGATATGAAATCCCGCCAGTCGGCCGCAACGGAAGGGCTTACCAAAGACTGGCAGAACGTTTCAAAGTCCGTTGATGAAACTCACCGCCGCGTGACCGAGCTTAATCAGCGCATGCGTGAGAATGACGGGCAGGCCGCTGCGCTTGCCCGTCGACAGGATGAACTTGCGGCATCATTTTTCCGCCAGATCGACGGCGTACGCCAGCTCAATGGTGAAACACAGTCGCTTGCGAATGTGCAGGCGCGCTTTCGCGCAGCGAGGGCAGCTGGATCGATGTTCGCCTGGATATGCCTGAAGATTCCCTATTTAACCAGCAGATGAGGCAGGAGCCTCAGCTTTAGCGTCTCCCTCTAAAGTCCTGACGCGGATTGTCAGGGCTTTTATCGCAGCCAGCGCATCGAGCAACAGGGGCGTCTGGTCAAGGTGTAATATGCCGCCAATTTCTTTGACATATTCTGGATCGATTGTCTCAATTTGCTGTGATATCACTCCGCGACGTGGGGTTTGCGTTTCATCATCTTTGAAGGTGAAGTGCTTGAACTCCATCCGTGAAATGTTGGCCAGCGCCTCTTCTGGATCGAGGTCGTCACCAATATTTTTCATAATTCTGTCTGAAACTGCAGACGTCATTATCTCCTTCCATGGGCTCCATGTATCAGTGTTGTAACCCCTGAAAAAAAACCTTCCCGCATCAGTTTTATTGGCATATGGCAAGCAGAACTGCGTTAAGGCTACATCAGGAATACGGACATAATTTTGAACATACCCATACCAGCTGGTGATAGGGCCTGAAGTTGATTTCGCCATATCTAACAGCAAACGATATGTACCAGGTTCAGTTAGGGCATTGAAATTTGTCCCATCAGGAGCAACTGCCATATCTGTTTTAAAGGCCCTGGCATCACCAGTTGGCAACCCGAATGCCCCCACCTGCATGACGTTCCCGGCTGCGCCGCCTGCATCCAGCGTGGCGCTACTTCCTAAACCGACGTTTTATAGATTGTCCTTTGGTGGCCTGGCCGATAACTTCATCTGATTTTTTTGTGAAAATTATTGGGTGAAAAGTATGCAAATTGGCTACGTAAGGGTGTCAACAAATGACCAAAACACGGATCTTCAGCGACAGGCACTCGAACGCTCAGGATGTGAACAGATTTTCGAAGAAAAAATGAGCGGAACTGTGGCGAACCGGCCGGCGCTTAAAAAGCTTCTGCGAATGCTGGGTGAGGGCGACACGCTGGTAGTCTGGAAGCTGGATCGCCTTGGGCGCAGCATGCGTAATCTGGTACTTCTGGTGGACGAGCTCCGGCAGCGCGGTATCCACTTCAAGAGCCTCACGGACAGCATTGATACATCCAGCCCAATGGGGCGTTTTATATTTCACATCATGTCAGCACTGGCGGAAATGGAAAGAGAGTTGATCGTTGAACGTACCCGGGCGGGATTAGCGGCGGCGAGAGAAAAAGGGCGAATAGGTGGGCGACGCCCAAAGTTGACCGAAGAGCAATGGGCTCAGGCTGGCAGATTGATCGCAAATGGAGTGGATCGGAAAAGGGTTGCAATCATTTACGATGTGGCTGTCTGCACATTGTATAAAAGGTTTCCCGCTTCAAAGTCGTCTTAATTCTGCTCATTTAGACCCAGTGTTGTAAAATTTACAAAAGCCACAAATCGAATCGTGAGAGAAACTTAGAAACGAAGCGGTGAAGCTTTGTACAGCCATATGGAATCCGGTGTATTGCGAACCCTCAAAAAGAAAACTACTGTATATAAAAACAGTATTCGAGGTAACCATAATGGAATTTATAAGGCCTGCAGAACTGCGAGAAATTATCGCGCTTCCACTTTTCAGCGACTTAGTACAATGCGGCTTTCCCAGCCCGGCAGCTGACTACGTAGAACAGCGTATCGATCTCAATGAGTTACTGGTTTCACACCCGAGCTCGACGTATTTCGTAAAAGCCGCAGGCGACTCAATGATCGACGCCGGGATCAGCGACGGTGATCTGCTGGTGGTCGACAGCTCGCGCACTGCTGAGCACGGTGACATTGTTATCGCCGCTGTGGAAGGGGAGTTCACTGTTAAACGTCTGCAACTGCGCCCGACCGTACAACTCAATCCTATGAACAGCGCCTACAGTCCAATT